TTTTTTAATCTCCCCTAAGCTGCGTTATATACGGCATTGACAAGAGCTTCTGGACGAAGGATCTTTCTGCCATAAAGATGCATCCCACGAACAATATCACTGAATGAATCGGGGTCCCGATAAGATTCAACTTTATTGATCTGTTCTGCGGTTGCAACAGCACTATCGTGTCCAGCAACAATTACACCAAAGTTAGCAAGTTGGTTAGATGTTCCAGATGTTCCTGGTCCAGTACCTACTGCAGGTAGATTGTTAGACTGATATACACGGAAACCGTGCAAGCTGTTTAATATTAGACCGTTTTGGATGCCTGATCCACCGAAGTCTGAATTCATAAGACGTGAGTCTTCATCTTTCAACATTTCAATAAATACAGAATCTAAGCAGATCCATCTGTTACGAGAGTCAACATTTTGTTGGTCAAGTAGTCTCGCCATTCTAGCAATTACCTGTAAAGGTGAAGCTGTAGCTGTTGGCTGAGAAGTAGCACCACCAAAACGTGGAACAAGAGGAATCGAATGATTTCCTGCTGACGTAGTTGTAATGTTACCAAAGTCGCCTTTGTTTAGCTTCATACTAGAAAGTAGCTCGTCTGTACCAGCAGTAGATACTGCTACAGATCCGTTTACAGTTGCGTTAACTGTATCCGCATCAGCGTGAATTGCAGACTGTTTGAAACCAGCTAGGTATCCAAGAACGTCTTGGTCCATTTGGTCAGCTAATCTGTATGCTGCGCGGTCTGTGGCGAGATTCATAAAGTCAATGTGACTGTGCGCTTCTTCAATATCGTCGATTTTAAATGCAAAGTAATTTGATTTATCGACAGTAAGTTGAAACTCTTCGTCATCAAGATCCTGCGGTAGTATTGTAGTACCACGAGTGTAGGCTCTAACTGAGACCTCAGGTTCTTTCATTATTTTTACTGTATCGCCTTGGTTTGCTATTTCACCAAAGTAATCGTTATTGGTAATAGCGTTAGCAACGGCAGACTTGCGAAATGCAAGTTGTACCTGTTTGCTGTAGATGATGGGTGAAAAATTACCGTTTGGTAAATTCCCGTACCCACTTGCTGAAGAAAAAGCCATTGTATAAAATCCTCCATAAAGATATGGCTATGTAATATAAACACAACATATCCACGAAAGGGGCCTGTTATTTTCTAGGGTGCAATTTAAGTTTTAGATCCGTCGATCTTGCTATAAACTGGGCCTATACTTAATAGGGTAGTTCTTTGCGGCTTAGTGTTTGGTGAAACACATACATTAAATTTAAACAATTCATGTATATGCGTATAGTTATACCTACAATATTCTAAGTGTCAAGTCTTTTTTGACATATCGTAAGTAAACTTGCCCTCTCGCATAGCCGCCATAATCTCATCGGATCTTTTAGCGTATTCACGGGGGGACATTCGGTGGACCACAGACTCACTAAGATACTTTTTAGATTCATCTGCTTCTGGTGAAGTTCGAGTTCTAGATTTTATAGAAGATGCTGCTGCTTTGTCTGAGGATGTGGCAGTAGACTTTGTGATACCTTTGTCTTGCTTGTACAAGTCAATGACACGGGAAACAGACTTAGCATCATCCATATTTTCATACAGTGCATCTTTAACCCACTTAGGTTGTTCATCTGCCCAGTTGTGAAACTCATCACCGCTTCTAATTGATTCGAAGTCGGGGTGCATCCCTACAAGTTCAGCTTCAGCTTTTTCTCGTATTGCATCGGCTCTTACTTGTTCGAACTCTTTCATTCTACTTTCTAGGTCAGTAGATCTTTCTGTTGCTTTTTTATCTGCAATTGATTCTACTATGGCAGCAACATCAGGATGCTGTCTGGCCCAAGCGTCAACTTCTGCTGTAGATTTAGGTAACACAAGTTCATTCTTTGATGCCAAAGTAAGTTGGGACTCTAGTTTCTCTAAGCGGGACTGCATTTCTTTTTCTTTTTCAGATGTGTGTCTACGTAAATCACCGTAGCGTATCTTAAAAGACTTTTCCTCTGCAGTTAAACCTGCGTCATCATCTTTAGTTTGTACTTCGTTTAAAGGATGATCTTCGTTTATATCTTCTTGAGTTTCTACGTTAGGACTACGCCCTGCGTCCTTCATTAGTTGATCTAACTCTTCTTGATCTTTGACTGCACGGGCTATGTTTCTGTTGTGTGAAGGGGAATCAACCACTACAGGTATTTGTTTTTGGACTGCTACTTCCGACATTAGTTACTCCTTTATGTTGGGGCCAGCAAATTTACTGGGTAGCCTTATTGTTCTTAGCGAGTTGTTTTTGTAGCTATTTTTTTTTCTTTTTACGTGAAGCTAGTCCCCCTTTATTAAATCCTACTCCCCCTGTGTAACCTTTACCAACTTTTTGCGCTATTTCTTTTGCTGTAGTCTCTCTTCTGTTCACTGGTTCTTTTTTAACACCATCAATATATATAGAATCTTCTCTATCATCTAACTCAATTCTAGCTTCTTTTATATTTCTTTTGCTAATATTCTTTTTAATTTTTTCAATAGTTTTTTCGTTTTCTTTGGCTGAACGATTGCTTCCTTCTCCTGCTCTAATTGATGCAAATCTTTCTGTCACTACGTTTGGAGTACGCCCACGATAATCTTTTGTCATTTCTATTCTAGCTGCGTCAGCATCAAGTTTATTTTTATAAAACTTAGAAGTTGCGGTTGCTGTTGAAGGATCTAAAAACGTTTCGTAATCTCCTTCATATGTTTGTATGCCCCTGCCTGTTCTAAGATTAGGAACTTTAATGTTTCTAATATAAGCATCATCAGTAAACCCTAAATGTATATCATATACAGCATTTATGTTTTTATATATTGTTGCGCCATCTAATTTTTTAGTTTCTAAGTTTATTATAAAATTTAATCCTGATTTTTCTTCATCATTAAGAACTACACCTTGATAATCTTTGCCACGCGCTAGTCTGGCTTTAGCTTCTGCAACAGCACCTTCTAAAGTAGTGGGACCTTTCATTGATCCAGCAAGTCCACTTAGCATTGGAAAAGCCTTAGAGCCACTTTCAAAAACTTTAGCACTTAGACTGTCAGGGAAAGCATCCTTATAAACACTTCTTTGAATTGTCCATAGTAACTCACCTACAGTCTGCCTATTAGTCGGTTTTGAACCATCTGTTATAGATTGATCTTGTTCTGGATTTCTATTAGCCTCCGCTTCTAATCTTCTTTGTTCAGCATCCACCACTGGATCTACAGGATCTGCATCAACTATTGCCCCTTCTTCGGTATATCCAGGTGGTACTGGTGGTATAGCTACCCCATTTACAAACCTAATATATAATTTATTACCCGCTTCGTTAATATATGTTTTTATAAAGGTACTAGGATTTAAGGAAGCCATCTCTGTTACAGGGCCGCCCTCATCAAATTCTCTTACGGGTGCATCTTGTCCATCATCATATGTATTTAATTCTTCAGCAGAGAAAGGTAAATCGTCCATTCCTTCCATAGAAGCATCATCTACAGGTTCCCCACCCATACGACCATTTTCTTCCATACTAGCTAATTCCATTTTAGCTTTGCCTCGAAGATCCTCAAAGAACTTAATACCGTAATATTGTAGAACATCTGCTGGCACAACGTATTCGCCTTCACTTAGTCTGGCAGGTATGTCATCTCTAACTTCTTCAGGTAATGCACCTGGGGGTACTTCATTACCACTTACAGGATCTACTTCAGGAGGCTTATCTCTAAATGCCATTTCAGTTTGTTCTTCAAGTGCCATTACTGGGCCTCCTTCTGCCATTAATTCAGGAACAGGTCCTGTGTATGTTTCTGTTTCATCTGTTCTGTCTCG